AGGCATCAGTTGAATTTGCGATCAAGCATCGAGGACTTCAACGCGCTGGTGCTGGCTATCGAACAACTGGTGCAGCAGTCGGGTATCGAATTCAAGCAAATCGTCATAGACACGCTGGCCAGAGCCTTTGGCGGTGGCAATGAGAACTCCAGCGAGGATATGGGAGCGTTCATCACAGCCTGTGGACGCATTCAGCAGATCGTGCAGGACTGTGGACTGATGATCTTGCACCACAGTGGAAAGGATGCCACCAAAGGACTGCGCGGTCACTCCAGCTTACTCGGAGCAGTGGACACCGAGTTGGAGCTGCTCAGATTCGAAGACAGCATGAAGGGGATCGTCACCATCAGCAAGCAAAAGGATGGTGCGGACAACGACAGGATCGGCTTTGAGATGGTCACGGTGGAGCTGCCAGCGCCACAAGGAACGCTCCAGATCGGTGAGCCGCAGACCAGTTTGGCCGTCAATCCGAGTGAGCTTGGGCAGTTTGACGCGCTGAAAAGGGACGCAAAAGGTGCGTCCAGCAACGCAGGACACGGCAAGAATCAGGTCTTGTCGCTCCAATGCTTGGAAAATGCGATTAAGAAGAATGGCTTCTTGAAGTTAATCGAAGGTTCTCAGCGCATGGTGGTGGATTTGAAGCACTGGAGAGAGGAATTGTGGTCAAAGATGGGGTGCACAGATGAGGAAAAGGACAGCTTCAAGGTCACTTGGCAGCGGGTTAGGAAGGACTTGTCCAGACATGGACATGGACAGATCAGCGATGGATTTGCGTGGTTGACCGTCAAAAGTGAATCAAGCGAATCGTTCTGAGGCTGTATGAATATACAGGGAACAGGGAACAAACAAGGAACAAAAGGGGAACAAATGTTCCGCACAAGGGAACAGGAACAAACCGAGAGTCTAGGACTCGGAGGTTTGTTCCCTGTTGTGTGTTCCCTATTTGCAACAAAACGAAGGAAAGCGTAATGGCAACAAAGAAGTCACTCAGACAGCATCCAGTGGTGGTGAGTCCAAGTCCACAAGCAGATTCGTGGACGGTTTATGTGCAATCCAAGTTGGTGGAACTGGAGGCAGCGAAAGCGGCCAGCGATAGGAAATGGGGAGAAAATCGACTGATTACTTTAGTAGACAGTGAGTTGAGGGAGAAATTCTGGACGCAGAACAGCAGATTGCACCAAGCGATTGCGTCAAAGGATCAGTCGAAATTCGATTCCAGTCTGGCGGGAATGATCAGGGCTTATGGCGTGTTGGATCAGTGGGCAGCAGATCAAGGCATCACGCCAGCCAACGATCAGATTCCGAGAATCGAGTGGGAGATGCAGACAGGTCAGGTCATGGTCATTGTCAGGACGGTCAACGAGACTTTGGCTATGCAGCGGGAGAGACAGGAACTGAGCAACCATTGCATTTGGAGCATGGAAGAGCTGGAGGTGATCTTCAACGATCCGCTGGTGCAAGAAATCATCAAGGTCAAAGCCTTTGATCCAACCGCCAAGGTGGTCAGCTTCAAAGCCAACAAAATCGGTGGAGAATCAGGCTTCGATGACTTCCCAGATGACCTTGAGGTGCTGGACGGTCCACCAGCAGAAAAGAAATTCAACAGCAAACAAGCGGAGAGGTTCAAAAATGGAACAAATTAAGCGATTAGGGGCTTTGATCAAGGAAAAGGTACTGGACATCGTCCAGCGTGTAAAAACGGCTTTAAAGCGGGTCTGAGCGTGGTTGGTAACCCAAAGCGCAAGCAGGATGTCGCGTTCCTTAACGATATGCCTGAAGAGATGATCTTCAGCATGGTGGAAAGTGGCAAAAGCATCGCCAATATCTGCATCGAACTCGGGATCAGCAAGCGTGCGCTTGATGATTGGATCGAGGAAAACGATCACGGTGCTATGATTGCGCGTGCGCGCACGCGTGCAGCAGACCTTTTGGCGTGTGAGACGGTGGAGATCGCGGACGGCATGGATGTCGATCACGCGCAGCGCGATGTCCAGCGCATCCGAACGCGCCAGTGGCTGGCTGAACGGTGGGATCAGAAGACTTACGGCTTACAAAAAGCCGCGCAAATCAACATCAATGTCCAAGACCTGCGCATGGCGGCACTGCGCCATACCGAGGTCATCGAAGACTTATCCACAGAAAAACGCAATGATTGAACACACTGGCCTGTGGATAACGCAAATCTGCCTACTGATTGAGCAAATCAGAGCCAGTTATCCACATTTGACTTAACATAATGGACATCGTGTTAAATGGATATTGTCAGCAATCTGTAAGAAAGTATATGAATCAACGACTTAGCGATGCATACCCCTGTGGATATCTTTTCGCTGTAAAGTGGGCGCGGCCTGCGCCTGGCGCGGCGCGATGCCCCCCCCTTGCGCGTTTGCGGCGGGGGCGGCTGATGACGCAGCCAAACACCTACCGAATCCCATAACCCAATGACCCACCCCCCTACCCCCACCGCCGCGAAGCAGGCCGCCCCGAAAAAAATTTCCAATGATTTGGTGGCGAATAACCCTTTTGTCGAATTCGTCAAGCTCTACAAGAACAACCCTGTCCTGTTTGTCCGAGAAGTGCTCAACACCGAGCCTGACCAGTGGCAAATTGAATTCTTGAATCACATCGCGCAAGGCAACCGCCGTATCTCGGTGAGATCAGGACATGGCGTTGGCAAGTCCACCGCAGCCAGTTGGGCGATGATTTGGTATCTATTTTTGCGCTTTCCGGTCAAGGTGGTGGTCACAGCACCGACCTCCAGCCAGCTCTACGATGCCTTGTTTGCGGAGGTCAAGCGTTGGGTGAAGGTGTTGCCACCCATGCTGGCCGAGCAATTGGATGTGAAGCAGGACCGTATTGAGGTGATTGGCGCGAATGAGGAAGCGTTCATCTCGGCCAGAACATCCAGAGCAGAGCAGCCCGAAGCCTTGCAGGGGGTGCACAGTGATCATGTGATGCTGGTGGGGGATGAGGCATCCGGTATACCTGAGAAGGTGTTTGAGGCGGCCAGCGGAAGTATGTCCGGCCACAACGCTGTGACGCTGTTACTTGGTAATCCGGTGCGCTCCAGCGGCTTTTTCTACGACACCCATAACCGTTTGGCGGGGGATTGGGTGACGATGAAGGTGTCATGCGCTGACTCGCCCCGCGTCAGTGAGGCGTACATCGAGGAGATGAAGGCGCGTTACGGTGAGGATTCCAATGCTTACCGGATTCGCGTGCTGGGTGAGTTTCCGAAGTCTGACGAAGATACCGTCATTCCTATGGAGTTGCTGGACTTGGCGATGAATCGTGATGTGGTGGCGAGTCCCTATGCGCCACTGGTATGGGGCTTGGATGTGGCACGCTTTGGCTCGGACCGTTCCGCACTGTGCAAGCGGCGGGGTAACGCGGTGACTGAGCCGATCAAGACTTGGAAGAATCTTGACCTGATGCAACTCACGGGTGCGGTGGTGGCCGAGTTTGAGATATTGCCGCCAAGCGAGAGGCCGACAGAGATACTTGTGGACAGCATTGGACTTGGCGCCGGAGTGGTTGACCGTCTTAGAGAGTTGAATTTACCGGCTCGCGGTATCAATGTGAGCGAGTCACCAGCCATGGGTACGACTTACCGCAACCTGAAGGCCGAGCTTTGGTACAAGGCCAAGTCGTGGTTGGAGCAAAGGGACTGCCGTCTGCCAAAGGATGAGCTGCTGATTGCTGAGTTGGCGACAGTCAGGTATTCGTTTACCTCAAATGGGAAGATTCAGATTGAGGGTAAGGATGAGATCAGAAAGCGTGGTTTGGCCTCGCCTGACAAGGCTGATGCGTTTTGCTTGACCTTTGCTTCTGATGCTGTGATTGGCATGATGGGGTCAAAGGCCAGCACGAAGTGGAGTCAACCGTTGAAAAGAAACCTCTCAAGGGTTGCATAATTCATTTATTCAAGGAGTAACGCATGAAGATGACCAAGGCAGCAAAGAAAGTCGGTAAGGTGATGGGCGAGTACAAGTCTGGCACATTGCACTCTGGCAAAGGCGGCAAAATAGTCAAGAATCCCAAGCAGGCCATCGCCATTGCGTTGTCCGAAGCCAAGATGCCCATGCGCGGTGCGCGTACAGCGAAGAACATGAAGACCAAGGGGATGCGTTAATGGCTACCTTGAAGCGCACCATGGATCAGGCCATGGACCAAGACGAGGGCTATGAGGATGGCGAAAGCTGCCCCATGTCCACACAAGACATCACGCTGAACTTGAAGAATCGCGGTAAGGCGATTGCGTCTGCGAACTACGGTCCTGAGAATCCGAATCTGCCCAACAAGCAGTATTGGATGGAGATGGCCAAAGAGTGGGGCGTTGACGCTCAAGACGCGAAGATGAGCCGTTGCGGTAACTGCGCGGCTTTCAACCAAGATGATGGAATGCTCGATTGCATTGCCAAGGGCATTGGCGATGAGGGCGATCCTTGGGGCATGATTGATGCCGGTGACTTGGGATATTGCGAGATATTCGACTTCAAGTGCGCGGCCAGCCGCACCTGCTCGGCTTGGGTGGTGGATGAAGAAGAGGAAGAGGAAGAGGAAGAGCCTGAGTCCTTGCTGACCATCAAGATTGGGGTTAAAGATGAAGAGTAAGACTGGCCTGTACGCCAACATCAACGCCAAGCAAAAACGCATAGCCGCTGGCTCTGGCGAGAAGATGAACAAGGTGGGATCAAAGGCAGCACCATCTGCTGCTGACTTCAAGCTGGCGGCCAAGACCGCCAAAAAGAAGCCGAAGGCGAAGTAATGAATCCAGAATTGCTGAATTATTTGATGAACACCTTGGGTCTGTCTCAGAGTCAAGACATGGGTAGAAATGTCGGTTTAAAAAACTATTCAGCAGGCGAAGGTCTTGCTTCCGGCGGCTTGCGCCATTCAAGCGGATTCCCAAAAGGCTCTGGCTATTTGGGTAAATTACCAACAACAGATGGAAGGATGTCAACAGAGATATCTTCTGAGTCTGATATTGGTGAATATCCATTGATCGTTCCAACGCTGACCAAAGAAGAGTTGGGGTTGCTGTTATCCGATGGCAAGCCAACAGAAGATATTTACAACAAAGCCGAATCTTGGGCAAAGTCAAGACTGAAAAAAGGTGAATCACCTTTTGCGAATAGAACTGGTTTACTTTACCCATACCCCGAATGATCTCACCCATATGCATCAGCACAGTCACTGGCAAAGGTTTGCGGGTGATGCTCACAAGCATTGCCGAGTATTGTCCAGAAGTGCCTGTGTATTTGCGAGGTCCAGAGTCCATTATTGGCGGCTTTGACGCTGACCTGAAGGTCTTTGGTGCGCCGCACAATTTCGGTGAGGATTACAACGACATCATGGACAGGGCGTTTGCCGATGGCTTTGAGTCAGTGATCTGCGCCAACGATGACATTGTGCTGACACCTACCAGCTACCGTCTGCTGATGGAGGATGTCCGGCAGTTGAAAGAGGAAACCGGCGAGCCTGTGGGCTGGGTTTCAGCGCGTTGTGATGCGGCCAGACCTGTGCAAAATGTGCGATCAAATCCCTTTGGGCAGCAGTTGCACTACTTCAAGTACCCCTATGAAGACGCAATTGTGCCGCTGGAATGCCCATCCCCTATCTTTGCATGGATTGGCGCTGATGCGTGGAGCGCGGCCAAGTTTCCTCCGCTGAATTGGTATTCCGATGATGTGCATTGCGAGGATTTGAGAAAAGCAGGCTTTCACCATTACCTGAGTCGGTCATATGTGCACCACATTGGCAGCCAGACTGTGGGCATGAATGGTGACGCACTGACCAAGGCTGCCATTCCATGGCTTTTAAAGAACAGGCCAGACTATGCCAAGCAATGGTTTAACTCTTAATCTGGGTTCGGGCAAGGACTACAAGACTGACTGCGTGAATGCTGACATTCGCGCTGATGTTGGCGCTGATTGG